CGGCCTGCAGCCCGCCACAGTGACAGCTGCACGCAGAATGGCTGAAGGCACCGTGTCAGACGCCAAAGCACGCCTGATGGGGCCATGGTTTGCACGCCATCGTGGGGACCTAGACAGCGACAGAGCACAGGCCTATTTGTCTGGCGACAGCGAACGACCGACACCGGGCCAAGTGGCATGGCTGCTATGGGGCGGCGACATTAGCGGCGACGTCATGCGGGCTGCACGCTGGGCCGAACGTCAAAGCCGCCCAGATGACCGACAGCAGCAAAACAAGCTGCTACATTTTTCCGAAACAACCGTTGCGCCGCCTTCTGCGCCGCTCACTAGCTATGAGCACCCAGCAGGCACCCGACATAACCGAGAAAGAAAGGCAAGCGCAATGTCGCTTATCAACAAGCTTGTTGAAGAGCGTGCGACGATCAGCGAAACGGTCGAAGGAATCCTTGACCGTGCTGTGGAAGAGTCGCGCGACCTTCTGGACACCGAAACCGAGTCGCTCGAGGAACTAAAGCAGCGGGCCGACCATCTGGACACCCGCATTGAAGAGCTGCGCACCATCCAGCTCGCTAACGCAGAGGCTGCCCGTATGCGTGCAGAAGTCGCTGCTGACGACAACGAAACCCGCAGCGCTGCTGGCGTGGTTCGTGTTACCAACGAGCCGCTGACCTACGCAGAAGAGCGCAGCAACGTTTCGTTTTTCAGTGACATGTACCAGTCGCAGTTCTACGGCGACCCTGCCGCCACGCAGCGTCTGAACCGTCACCGTGACGAAATGGCTGTTGAGCATCGGGACGGAACCAGCGCTAATTACGCCGGTTTGGTCGTTCCGCAGTACCTGACGCAGCTGGCGGCAGAGCTTGCCCGAGCTGGTCGCCCCACTGCTGACCAGTGCACTACGCTGCCCCTCGGCGACAGCGGGCTATCTATTGAGGTCTCGAGGGTCACTACGGGAGCCTCTGCTGCCGTCCAGGCTGCTGAGAACGACGCTGTTTCGGAAACGGACATTGACGACACGCTGCTTACCGTGCCGGTTCGCACTATTGCCAGTGGCCAGCAAATCTCACGTCAGGCCATTGAGCGTGGCACGGGCGTGGATGCGCTTATCGCTGCTGACATGATGGGCGCTGTTGCGACCACGCTTGACGATCAAATCCTTAACGGTTCTGGTTCGTCTGGTCAGATGCTTGGCATCCGCAACGTGTCCGGCATCAACAGCGTGACCTACACCGATGCGTCGCCTACCGCCGCCGAGCTTTACAGCAAGGTCGTAGACGGCATCCAGCAGGTCAACAGCAACCGATATGCCGGTGCAGACCTGATCATTATGCACCCTCGCCGCCTTGCGTTTATGCAGGCTGGTGTTGACGGCAGCAACCGTCCGCTGGTCGTCCCGACCCAGAACGTTCCGCAGAACGCCATGGGCGTTGGTCCGGTCGCTGGCTACGGCAACACGGGTGCCAGCATCGCTGGTCTGCCTGTCGTAACTGATGCCAACATCCCGACCAACCTGGGCTCTGGCACTAATGAGGATGTCATCATCGTGGCCCGGCGTAGTGATCTGCTGCTGTTCGAGGATGCTGGCGCACCCGCCATGGCTCGAATGGAACAAACGGCAGGCTTGAACCTGACGGTTACCCTCGTTAGCTATCAGTACGCTGCCTTCACTGCTGGCCGCTACCCTGCGTCGATTTCGACGATTTCGGGTACTGGCCTTGTCACTCCTACCTTCTGATAGGTAGTCGTTCGCTGGGCGGGTCAGTACCAGTCCTGGCCCGCCCAGCACCCCTACCCGAAAGGGTTACGCAATGTCTGACGAACTGTGGCGGAAGCAAGCGCCTAGCCGCATCCAGAAGCCCGCAAAGGCTTACTCACCTAAGCCCGCTAAGAAAGCCGCCAAGAAAAAGAAGGCGTAGCTATGGCGTACACGACAGTGGCGCTAGTCAAGGACTACTTGTCTATTCCGTCGTCAGTATCGACAGAGGATGCAAGTATCACTGCGGCCATTAACGCTGCCAGCGACCAGATTAACGGTCTGTGCAACACTGATTTTGAGAGCACTACAGAAGCTCGAGTGTTTCGGGCTGATGATCCCAAAGTGCTGCTAGTTGACCCGTTCAACACGCTTACAGGTCTGGTCGTCAAGACCGACACTGACAATACGGGCGTGTATGACACGACGCTGACGATTACTACGGACTTTGTGCCGCAGCCTTTTAACGCTGCTGACGCTCCGTACACGTCGCTGCTGAACGTCAGTGGCGACTGGCCCAGGTATGACAGTGGCAGGCCCGCTGTGCAGGTGACAGCTGCGTTTGGCGACCAGAACGCTAACGGCGTGCCGTATGCCGTGCAGCAAGCAGCACTGATGCTCGCAGCCAGGCTCTACCAGCGCCGCAGCTCCACGCTAGGTGTCATGACGAACTTTGCTGACTACGGCATCGCCCGTGTGTCTCGAGTTGATCCAGACGTAATGGCTTTGCTGCAGCCGTACAAGGTTCTGGCTACTGCCTGATGGCTGACTACACAGCGATTCGTGACGGGCTCAAAACACGTCTAGAAACAATCGACACGTTTCTAGTCGTGCACGCCACTGTGCCTAGCCGTGTCGTTGCGCCTGCAGCTGTCGTCGTGCCTGGTCGGCCAGTAGCCGTCTATCACGACAGCATGGTAGGCAACGGCGGCAGCCTGACAGTCTTCCAGTTCGAAATCGTGTGCTGCGTCCAATCTATGGCAGAAGAATTTGCACAAGACACCCTGGATTCGCTGATTAGCGGCACTGGCAGTGTGCAGGCTGCAATTGAAGCTGACCCTACGCTTGGCGGCGCAGCTACAACGTGTCAGGTACGCCAGGCAGTCGATTATGGTACTGTTGCGTTTGCTGACACAGAATTTATTGGCTGCAGACTGCTAGTAGAGGTTTACGCCAGATGACTAATTACAAAGTCACGTCACACAAGCTCGCTGGCTATCAGCATGGCGACACTGTGAGCGCAGACGAACTCGAGCACGTAAACGTGCCCGCACTAATCGCTGGTGGCCATTTGGCTGCTGCGACAACGAAAAACAGCCGCAAGGCCAACAACGAAGAAAGCGAGGCCTAGACCATGGCCGTTTTTCTCTCTAACGATGTCCAGATCACTGTGAATTCAGTCAATTTGACCGACCACGTGGCCAGCGTGAGCTGGGAAGAGACCAGCGCTGAGCTGACCACCACCGCCATGGGCGATGCAAATGAGACAAGGATTGGCGGGCTTAAGGATGGCAGCGTCACGCTTGAGCTGCACCAAGACTTTGACGCTAGCGAAACCTATGCGACTCTCTACGCTCTGCTGGGCACCGTAACCACTGTGACCATCACGCCGACCAGCTCCGCTGTGTCTGCTACGAACCCTAAGCACTCTGTCAGCTGTCTGGTCACGAACGTGCCGCTGCTAGACGGTTCGGTCTCTGACCTTGCGACCATTAGCGTTACCTGGCCCATGTCCGGCGCTGTCACGGTGGCCACTTCGTAAACATGCTGGATATCTCTATCTCAACACGACTGGCCGATGAGACAGAGCCAGTCACAAGTAAACCCACGATGGGAACGCTGCTGCAGCTCGAGCGGTATTTTCAGCTGCCCAGCGCTATCGAAGCGTTGCAGCAGACCAAAATTGAGCACGTAGCGTGGCTTGCCTGGGAATCTAGGCGGCACGCTGGGCTGGTCGTGCCAACGTGGGAAAAGTTCCGAGACTCGCTGGTAGACATTGAATTTGCCAGCGACAACGACACCCCTTTAGCCGCAGGGGAACCGCCTACGGAATAGCTGCGCTGGCTGTCGCCACAGGGCAGCCCATCAGCGAACTGCAGAACGCTTCCCCAGCAGTCATACGTGCTCTCGAGGCAATCCTGAAGGAACGCCAACAGGCACAGCATGAAGCCGCACGAAAGCGTTAGCTATGACAGTCAGAGTACGTGGCGCACGTGAGCTACGCCGCCAGTTTCGTGAAGTCGGCAACGACATGGGCGACCTAAAGGAACTGCACAAGCGCCTAGCTGACGACGTGGCAGGCACAGCCAAAACAAAAGTGCCTGTGCGCAGCGGGCGTCTTCGCAATTCTGTTCGTGGTTCTGGCACGAAGACGGCTGCTCGAGTACGTGCGGGCAACAATCGCAAATCTGGTCCCACGGCAGTGCCCTACGCCCCGATTGTGCATTTTGGCTGGGCAGAACGAAACATTAGGCCGCAGCCGTACTTGTACGAAGCCTTGGACGATAGGCGACAGGAAGTGATCGACGCCTACAACAACGAAGTCGCAGCGATCATCCGCAGAGTGTTTTAGACTCGCACCATGGCTGCAGGCTCAAGCGTTATAAATGTTGCCATCCTGGGCGACGCACGCAAGTTCAAGCGTGCTGTAGGCGAAGCTGGAAGCAAACTAGGCGAATTCAGCGCCAAAGTTGGCAGCGTTTCGGCCAGCGTCGTCAAGGGTTTCGGCGTCATGGGCGCAGCCGCAGGCGGGCTCGCAATCGTCGCAGGCAAACAGCTATTTGACCTGGGCGAAGAACTTACGTCACTAGACCAGAAAATTGGCACCGTCTTCTCTGGCCAGTCGCTCGAGCAAGTCACAGGCTGGGCAGACGAAGTCGCAGCCCGCATGGGCCTAACGTCGACACAGGCCGCTGGCCTAGCCGCTAACGCAGGCGACTTGCTTAAGCCAATGGGTTTCACGGCTGACGAAGCCGCCAGCATGAGCACCGAGATTATCGGGCTCGCTGGTGCGCTCTCTGAATGGTCGGGCGGGCAGCGATCCGTAGAGGAAACCGCCGAAATCCTGTCCAAAGCGCTGCTAGGCGAACGTGACTCGCTCAAGTCGCTGGGCATCAGCATTAACCAGGCAGAAGTTGACCAGCGGGCGCTGACCATCGCACAGGCCGCAGGGCGTGAAGAGATCGACGCCATGGATAAGGCGCTCGCTACGCAGCAGCTCATCCTCGAGAAGTCGACTGATGCGCAGGAAGCGTTTGCTGCTGGCGGTAATCAGCTGACAGCCGCACAGAACAAACTGCGTGCAGCGTTTGGCGAGCTGCAAGAGCGACTGGCCCGCAAGCTGCTGCCTGTGTTTGCGAAGGTCGCAGACATTGTCGTTGACCTAATCGAAGTGTTTGACAAAAAGGGGCTGGGTGGCGTCATTTCGGACGTTTCACGACGTGTGCAGGCTGCGTGGCCCGCTATCAGTGCGCAGCTAGGCGTGTGGGCACGTGGTTTTGTGGACTGGCTGCGAGCTGTCGGCCCGCCACTGTTCGCAGCGCTAGGCGATCTGCTAATGCGGTTTGGTCGCTGGTTTATTGACGATGGCCTGCCAATGATCGTAGGCAAGCTGCAGGAATGGGCAACAGCGTTTGTCGATTGGATAGGCCCGCTCATCCCACCGTTCTTGCGCCGCCTAGGTGACCTGATTGCACAGTTTGCAAACTGGTTCATTGGCGATGGCCTGAACATGATCGTTACGAAGCTGGGCGAGTGGGCAGCTGCGTTCCTCGAGTGGGTCGGCCCGCTGATACCACCACTGCTGCGCGAGCTTGTGAAACTGCTAGTAGAAGTAGGCAAGTGGCTGCTGACGACTGGCCTGCCAACGATTATTAGCCTTCTGGCACAGTGGGGCCAGGCGCTAATCAGCTGGATTATTGACGTTGCCCCAGACGTGCTGTCAGAACTAGGAACACTGCTAGCTGACCTAGCAACAGCACTGTTCAACGGCGCAGTAGACCTAGGCAAAGACCTAATTGACGGCATGGTAGACGGCATCAGGGCAGCGCCAGGCGCACTAGTAGACGCTATTAAGTCACTAATTCCTGGTGGTGGGCTGTTTGGCAGCATCGCTAACGCTGCGTTTGGTGCTGTTTCTTCTGTTGATTACCCGTTCAGGCGAGCTGGCGGGCCAGTGTCTGCCAATATGCCGTACATTGTGGGCGAGTCAGGCCCAGAACTGTTTGTGCCCACAGGCGCAGGCACGATCATGAGCAACGCACGTCTAGGCGGAATGGGTGGCGGCGATACGTTTAACATCACCGTGAACGTTCCTACAGGCAATGGCGATGACGTGGTCAGGGCGCTGCAGGACTATGTCCGTCGTCGTGGTTCTATTCCTGTCCCAGTTGGGTCAGCCCGCTACTAATGGCACAGAACACGACGTGGGCCGTAAAAGTCGGGAGATACAGCGGCGGGTCACTGTCACTGACTGACCACGCTTCACGCACGCTTGGCCTAACGATTAACCAGCAGTGCGACCCAGGCCAGCTAGGCACAGGCAGCACCACGGTGACGCTCGAGAACAGCGATGGCGAACTAACGCCAGGCGGGTCAGGCACCTACGCCAACGTGGACTGGCTTAGCAGCGGGCTCTTTCTTGAAGCAACCGTGGACGGCACCACAGTGCCTGTGTTTCATGGCGTCATCACTGATTTTGCGCTAGTTGACGACGGCAACGGCAACAGCGCAGTAACCCTTAGCGCTTTAGATGCGTTCCAAGTCATCGGGCGGCAGTCAGCGTTTCAATATTCAATGACTAACACGTCAACAGCAGACCAGCTGTTTGACATGACTTCGCCACACTTAGCGCTGAACGCCACCAAAGTGCCTACGTTGGGCCTAGCAACAATGCGCACCTATTGGGAAGAGCTGAACGCTTCTACAGAAAGCGTAGCGCATAACCTGCCGTCTTCTGCTGGGCCGCTGGTCCTGGGCGACGTAATTAACAACAGCGTGATGCCAAACGAACAAACGGTGGCGTTGCCAACGATTCTTGACGATTCGGGCACATATGTTGCAGACGATTCGTGGGTGGGTTTCACAGTTGACGGGCTAGCTCGAGCAGGCGTGCTGGCTACAGGCAACGTGTTTGTTTTTACAGAATTTGACCCAATGCCTACGGGCCAGCTGCCGTTTCGAGATCTGCTGCGAGACTTTCACATTGACCTAATTACGAACGCTGCAGAAGTCACAGCACTTGACGGTGGCACGACGCAGTCGTTCAGCGATAGCGATTCGCAGGAACGTTACGGTGCCCGCACTAGGGCCTACCAGACCACGTCAACAGACGACGCACAGGCGCTGCAGACTGCACAGCTGTGGGTCAATCGTTACGCATACAAAGAAACGCTAGAAATGACTGCCTCGAGCTTGCAGGTCACTGACGGCATGGTGCGCGCCCGCAACGCTGACCTGGCAAAGTGGCGTGCCTTGCTAGACGTGACGGCAGGATGGTGGCAGACGGGCAGCGTGCGTTACACGCCTACTGGCGGGTCAACACGCACAGACCCGTTTGTTATTGCTGGCCGCACTATCACAGCGACGCCATCTGACACTGCCGTAACGCTAAAAGTACGCCCGCAGGACGTGTACCTAGCGTTCATTCTTGACGACCCAGACCGGGGCGTCCTAGACGCAAACAAACTAGGGTAGGAACCGTGACTAACCCCTTTCCGTTCGTAGCCGGGGCGACTCTTAACGCCAGCGACCTGAACGCCATAGGCGAGTCAGAGTCATGGACGCCAACGTTCACAAACCTGACGGTTGGCAACGGCACGCTTACAGCGCAGGCCATCCGAGTGAATGACCTGTACGTCGCAAACTTCAAGCTGACGTTTGGTTCAACAACGTCAATCAGTGGCGACGTGTCCGTGCAGCTACCAGTCGCAGTAGCGACGACGTCCCGCTACTTGTCGGTCGGCGCAATCTTCCATTTCTACGACGCCAGCGGTGGCAACGAATGGCTGGGTTACGGCCGCATCGACGATATGGACGAGGTCAACATCCGCTATGCGCGACAAAGCGGCGCAGCAGCAGCTGGGATTTTCGCTTCTGCGCTTAGCTCTACTGCTCCGTTTACCTGGACAACGTCAGACGACCTGTACGGCCTAATTGTCTACCCGGTAGGAACCTGACCCGTGATTGACCTAAGCAGCAACCTTGACCCAGAAACCGTCCCCGACGACTGGTGGCTTGAACGAATGCGCATGCACCGTAACGAACTGCTAGCCGCTAGCGACTGGACGCAAGCTGCGGACGACCCAACAGGCAACGCTGCCGCATGGGCGACCTACCGGCAGCAGTTGCGTGACGCACCAGCTAACTGGACGCCTGGCCCCAACTGGAACCCGCCAGCCCCACCGTCGTAACGCTTAGCAATGCGCGCTGCACTGCTCGCACGACGCACCAGCCGCACACTGCTAGCCGCTGTCTACCTACTGGCGTTCTTTGCCCCTGTGCAAGCCGTCGCTGCAAGCAACGTCGTAAACGTGTCAGCAGACGCACCTACCGTCACAATCGCACTCGAGCTAGACACTGCGCAGCTGCTGCACGTCACAGCTTCATCATTTGAGCCCTGCGCCAGCTTTTCGTTTGACTTGCACGTAGACCCATACCTGCGGCTGCTAGCGGCTGACGGTTCTACAGTCGCTCAAGACGATGACGGCAACTACTCGCAGCAAGACTGCTTCAGCGCAAAACTGCACGTGCCTGATCTGCCTGCAGGGTCATATCAGCTAGTGGTGACGACGTACCAGCTCGAGTCTGGCCAGTTTGCTGTGCCCACGGGCTCTATCACGTTGGCGTTCGCTGACCAGAGCGTCACGCCTACGACCACGACCACCACAAGTACCACCACGTCAAGTACGACCACGCTGGCAACGAGCACCACAACGACAACGCTGCAGCCAACACCCAGCACCACGACGACCAGCACAACGACTTCAACTGTGGCCCCTTCTACGACGACGACCACAACGACTAGCACAACTGTCGCCCCGACCACCACTGCGCCTAC